GTCTTGATTTTCTTGAATGTTTGCGGGGGGCTTTTTGTGTAGCAACCTAAAACGTTTTAAATTGCGTTATGCTTTTTCATGGCCCTAATTTCCCATGCAGTCCCGGCGTTTACGTCATTCAAACCAACGTCGGTTACTACGTTGGGAGCAGTGAAAATTTAGCAGCGAGAAGGATTACGCACGAATCGCGTTTACGGCGCAAAAGCGCAAAGCTGAGTAAGGCGTGGGCGGATCGTTGGGACGAAATCAAATTTGTCATTTGGCACGTAGCCGAAGTAACTGACGACGTAAAGCAAGCGCGCGAAAAAGAACAGGAAATCATAAACAATGTTTGCGGCACGCAGTTTTGTTTAAACGCTACCCGTGCAACAGCCATCGCGCGCCCGAACGCAAAGCCTTGTTATTGGAACGGCAAACTATACCCAAGCATTTCGGCGGCTGCGAATGAAAGCGTTTTAGCGTTCGAGGCAATAAAAAAGGGTGTAAATGGCAAATATCTTGGCGATGACGATTACATAGATAGTTTACCAATAGGCCTTCAAATGAAATGCAGAAATGAAAAAATAGAGTTTAACGGAAAGTTGTTTGATTCACTGAAAGACGCTTGCGAGCATAGTGAATGGTCTACTGATATGTTTAGAAGGGCAATCACGGTTCACGGTTGCAAAACTGAAGACGAAATAAACAAGGTTTTCGGAGTTACGTGGAACGGCAAGAATTACCGGAACTTTGAATGCGCTGCTGAACAAAGCGAACTGAAAGCAACGCAAATTGGTAAATATTACCAACAAGGGGTCCGTTCAGACGCTGAATTTGAGGCGAAAAAAAAGAAAAGAATGCAGGAAGGCAAAGAAAAAATTGCCCAAATCATACGCGAAAAAATGGGCGTAAATACCACTTGGGAAGGAGTGAAATACAATTCGATTTCTGAAGCCTTCCGCGCATACGACAATCCGAGAAATATTACATTGACTGCGTTTTCAAACTACCTAAAAAGAGGCTGGACGTGTGAGGCTGACGTAAAATTTAAAAAACGAGGACGCAAAAAAAATGACTAAAGAACAACAACGCAGATACGACGAGCTTTGTTTAGAATACGGAATCAAAGCCGATCTAACGCCAGGTCTTAAGAGCTTAATTTATACACTGGCCTGCATCGAAATCGAAGAACAAGAATTGCAGGAATACATTGACGAATACGGCACTTGTTACTGTGCGCCTTCAGGGCACGACAAACAACGCCCGCAATGGCAGCAATTACGCGATAACAGGCAGCGAAAAACAACGATAGTTGCAACCTTGGAACGCAAAGCCGGGGTATCAACGGAAACCGAGGAAAGCGTTGACGGATATTTCAGCTGAATACTATTTCGACGAGGAAAGCGCAAACCGCGCGGTTGACTTCATTGAAAAGTTCTGCACCCACGTCAAAGGCGAGTTGGGCGGTAAGCCGTTCCTGTTGGAGGACTGGCAAAAGGACGACATAATACGGCCGCTGTTTGGTTGGAAGAAAGCCGACGGCCGAAGGAAGTACCGAACTTGTTACGTCGAAATCCCAAGGAAGAACGGCAAGTCGAACCTGAGCGCGGCCATTGCCCTCTATATGCTTTTTGCCGATAACGAACCCGGCGCGGAAGTCATCAGCGCAGCGGGCGACCGCAACCAGGCAAACATCGTTTTCAGCATCGCGCAGGAGATGATCCACAACAACAAGCACTTGAGCCAGCGCGCCAAGGTGCTGCGTTCGCAAATTGAATACAAATCCAGCTTTTACAAAAGCATCAGCGCGGAAGCCAGCACGAAGCACGGCTTCAACTGCCATGCCGTTATCTTTGACGAGTTGCACACGCAGCCCAACCGCGACCTTTGGGACGTACTGGTAACGTCTACGGGCGCACGAACGCAACCGCTAATCATCGCGCTAACTACAGCAGGACATGACCGTAATTCGATTTGTTTTGAAGTTCATGAGTACGCTCGCCAAGTCAAGGAGGGTACTTTACGCGATGAAACTTTTTTACCGGTACTTTATGCCGCTGATGAGGGCGACGATTGGACTGCTGAGGCAACATGGAAGAAAGCCAATCCGGGATATGGCAGCATCTGCACGAAAGCGTACTTTGAGCAAGAAAGCAAGAAAGCGCAGAACGTCCCGTCGTACCTGAACACGTTTCTACGGCTAAACCTCAATATTTGGACGAGCGCAGAGACGGCGTGGATTCCTGACGACGTTTTCATGCGTGGGGCTGACCCGATACCGTGGGAAAAGCTGCCGAGTTTGCCGGCTTTTGGCGGCCTTGACCTGGCAAGTACGCAGGATTTGACCGCCTTTGCGCTGCTATTTAGGGACGACGAATGCGATTGCTTTTACCTGATCGTCCACCAGTTCGTCAACCAGGACAAAGCCGATTCCAAGAAACTGAGCGCGGGCATTGATTACCACCGGTTCGCCAAGGACGGCCACATAACCGTAACACCTGGCAACGTCACCGATTTTCGTTACGTCAAGGAACACATAGTCGAGGCGTGCAGCAAGTACGACGTTCGCAGCATCGGCTACGACCCGAGGTTCAGCACCTACATCGTTAGCGAGCTAATCCAGGACGATATTGAGATGCACCCAATGGCGCAGAACATCACTACCATGAACGGCCCGACGAAGGAATTTGAAATGCAAATGATGCAGGGGAATATTGTTCACGGAGGTAACGAGGTGCTGCGCTGGCAGATGGGTTGCGCTGTTGTTTACACCGACGTAAACGAGAATAAGCGCGTAACGAAAGAGAAGCACGAAAGCAAAAAAGTTGATGGCGTGATCGCTTCAATTATCGCCATGAACGAATACGGCCACTTCAAAACGAGCGGAAACACCGACGCCATATTCGACATAATTTCGCTTTCGTAAATTGCGAACCATATGGCAACACTACGGGACAGAGTAAACGCGATATTTCGTTACCGCGTAGGCAAATACGATAGCCAGGCGATACCCAACGAACTGGGTATTTTCGGGCATACGGTAAGCGGCGCGAATGTAAACGAAGCGACGGCGTTAACGATTTCGACGGTTTACGCCTGCACCTACAAAATCGCGTCCACGCTCGCCAGTTTGAACCTCGATATTTACGAGCGCAACGGCAGAAACATCGACGTTGCCAACGTTCACCCAGCCTTCGACGTTATCAAATACAAGCCCAACGAATACCAAACGGCGTTCGAATTTTGGGAAACCATCATAAGCCACGCGGTTTTAAACGGCTGCGGGTACGCGCTCATTGAACGCGACGCGCGAGGATACGCCACGCAGCTCATCGGCCTCGATTACTACGACGTAGACCGCAAGTTCGTAAACGGCCAGCCCGTCTTTAGCGTCAAAAATGTGGGCATGGTGCAGCCCGAAAACATGCTCGAAATCTGCAATTTGCAGCGCAAAAGCCCGATCCGTTTGCACCGTGAAAACTTGGGATTAGCAAAAAGCGCGGAAGAATTCGGCGCGGAATACTTTGGAAGCGGCGGGCAGATGACCGGCATTTTGTCGAGCGACCAGCCTTTGCGCAAAGAGCAAATGGACATTATTCAGCAGTCCTGGAACAAGGCGCAAAGCCAAGCCGGCACGAAGCTGCTGCCCTTCGGGTTCAAATATTCGCGCATCAGCATCAGCCCCGACGAAGCGCAATTCATTGAAACGCGCAAGTTCCAAGCCGAAGAAATTTGCCGCATTTTCAGCGTGCCGCCTGCCCTGGTTCAACTCGAATCGCAGACCACGTACAACAACGTCGAGCAGCAAAACCTGCAATTCGCACGCCATACGGTTACGCCATGGGCAAAGCGCATCGAACAGGAAATAGACCGCAAACTTTTGCAAGCTCGGGAGCGGCCGGAGCTGTACAGCAAATTCAACTTGAACGATTTGTACCGAGGCGATATGCAAAGCCGCGCGGCGTTCTACACGCAGATGCTGCAAAACGGCGTTTTGAACATTAACGAAGTGCGGCAAAAGGAGGACATGAACCCCACGGAGGGAGGTGATACCCACGTTGTCCAGGTAAACCAATTGGCACTAAACAAGCTGCAGGATTACAGCGATAAACTTGCAAGCACTGAAACAGCATAAAATGGAAGACAACAATAACAACCACGAAGCGGAACTGCGCGCGCAGTACGGCGAAAACGTGGAATTGAGAACGTCCGAAGTGCGGGCCGCCGGCGACGATTCGTTAGTCGTGGAAGGCTACGCAAGCAACTTCGACGTTGAGTACGATCTGGGTTATTTCAAGGAATCGGTAGCACGCGGCGCGTTCGACGACGTACTGGAACACGACGTGCGATTCCTGTTGAACCACACAGGCGCACCACTCGCACGAACCACGAACGGAACGCTTGAACTTACCGTAGACGATACCGGGCTACGATACCGCGCGGCACTTGCTGACACGCAAGACGGGCGCGACCTTTACAAGCTCATCAAGCGCGGCGACATCACCCAGTCCAGCTTTGCCTTTACGATTGACGCAGACGAATGGAGCGAAGACCGCAGCACGCGAACCATCACTAAGGTTGGAAAATTATTAGATGTATCCAGTGTGACTTATCCCGCTTCGGCTAGTACCTCGGTATACGCGCGAAACATGGCAGCGGCGGCGCAGGAAGCGGCGGAACTGAACGACGACCAGGAAACGCAAGAACCGGAAACGGAAGAACGCGCAGAACCTGAAACTATAAAAACCGAAGCGCGTAACTTTACGCCAACAACTAAGAACAACTTTTCGAATATGACACTTAACGATTTGAAAGGCCAGCGATCCGCATACTACGAAGAATTCGTAGGTATCGGACAAAAGGCCGACAGCGAAGGCCGAAGCTTGACTGAGGCAGAACAGGAGCGATGCGACAAGCTCGACAGCATGGTTGCAGACCTCGACGTAAAAATTAAGCACAAGCAGCGCGAGCAGGAAATGGTTGCACGCATGGCGCAGAGCGGTTCAGCTTCAAACGCTGAGCAGCGCGAAGTTGAGCGAGTGAACGGTTCGTTTTCTTTGTCGCGTGCCGTTGCAGCCGTAGCCAACGGCCGCAGCTTGGAAGGCGCAGAGGCTGAATGGGCAGCAGAAGCACAGAAGGAAGCACGCTCACAGGGCTTGCAGATGGCTGGACAGATTGCCATCCCAACGGTTGCTTTGCGTGCTGGAGGTGCTGACGATTTCCAAGCAGGTTCAGGTGACGGTTCAGGATTCGTTCCAACCAACGTACCTGCTGCAATCGAGGCTTTGCGTGCCCCAACCGTAATCGAAGGATTGGGAACGACCGTTATTCGCAACGCTACTGGCAACCTCAAGTTCCCACGTGTAAGCGTGAAGGCTGCAGGTACTGGTGAAGGCGAAGTTGATGCAAACACCACTTCAGGCATGGAGATGGACGAGTTGAGCCTCACTCCAAACCGCGTTTCTGCAAAGACCGTTTACAGCAAGCAATTGGTATTGCAAGGCGGTGCAGAGGTAGACGCTTTGATTGCTGGTGAGTTGGCTTCAGCTATGAACGCTTACATTGACGACGCTTGCTTCGATACCGTGTTGGCTTCATCTGCTATCAACGTTTCCACTTCAGGCGATACCGCTTTAGACGCTGCTTTGGCGTTCAAGATGGAAGCCGAGGTATTGGCAGACGGCGGCAACTTGGCTGGAGCTGTTTACGTAATGTCTCCATTGGCTTACCAATTGTCGAAGGCTGAAGCTGCTGTTGCTTCCGTTTCTCCATTGTGGGACAACGGCCAGTTCAACGGCTTCCGCGCAGTTGCCACGCCTTACTTGGTCAACGGCTTGCTTAATGACGCTGCAACGACTGCTGGTCAGATGTTGTTTGGTAACTTCGCACAGGGCGGTATCCTCGCGTACTTCGGTGGTATCGACTTGTTGGTTGACCCATACAGCGCAGCAGGAAACGCGCAAATCACTTTGCACGTTAACCGTTTCTTCGACTTCGACGTACGACAGCCCGGCGCACTCGCGAAGGCTACGCAGTTGACGTAATTTTGATTGTTCCATGAGAAAGGGGCGGCTTCGGCTGCCCTTTTTTTTTGTCCGTATTTTAGCGACATGATGACCGTAGAAATTACAGGCACGCCAACGCTCGACAGCGTCATCACGGTGGCCGACCTTAAGGCGCATTTACGCGTCGACCACAGCGACGAAGACACGCTAATAACGAGCCTTCGGGGCGCGGCCATTTCGTGGATTGAGGACTATTGCAATACGCGCCTGGGCGACGTTACGGCCGTGGGCTATATCGACCATTTCTATAACGCACGCTTTCCCGTCGGCCCGGTGAATTCGATTACTTCGGTGACGTACAAAGACGCGGCAGGCGACACGCAGACGCTGGCAACAACGAAGTATTGGTACGACATCAAAACGAAGTCGGCACGCATCACGTTCGATAACGTGCCCGATTTGTACGACGATACATTCCACGCCGTGCAAATCAACATGAACATCGGTTACGCCGAAGCCGACGTACCCGAGCCCGTTTTGCACGCCATCCGCTTGCTCGTTGGGCATCTGTACGAGAACCGGCAGCAGGTATCGCGCACGAACGTTTACGAATTACCCTTGGGCATCCATTCGCTTGTTAGCCCATACCGCAATATCTTGGCTGTATGAGGTTCGGCACGATGGACAGACGGATAACGATTCAGCGGGCCACGCTGAGCGCGAACGCATACGGCGAACGCGCGGAAACGTGGGGTACGCTTGCGACCGTATGGGCCGAGGTGCAGTACAAGGAAGGCAGCGGCCGCGAAGCCGTGCAAAGCGACCAGGTATTCAGCAGCCAGCCCGTGCATTTCATTATCCGGTACTCGTCTGACGTAAGCGACGTGAAGCCCAGCGACCGCGTGAGCTACAACGGCAACATTTACCAAATCGAAGGCGTGCAAGAAATCGGCCGCCAGGAAGGCTTTAGAATCGTAACCAGTTTGCGCGGTGAGTAATGGACGATTTGCAGAAACAATTGCGGCAAATCGAAAAGCGGTTAGATCGCGCTGCACGGTTTGGAAGCATCCAGCACAAA